AGGTATAGATATGGCGTATGAAGATATTTATAAAGGATTAACAGAAGAAGAAAAACAAAGAATGATAAAGGATGACATTCCAAAATTTCGAGTTATAGGAGACGCTAATTTATCGGAAGAAGAGTTGGTACAAGCCGAACAAGATTTAAACAAAATAATTAAAAGACTTCGAAAGAGAGCTAAAAACAAAAAATGATAGAAATAAAAGTGCGTGATTATGAAATCACAGTAGTAGGCCATGCAAATTATGCAGAGTATGGCAGAGACATTATATGTGCATCGGTGTCGATGTTATTGCAGAACCTAGTAAAGTCGATTCATGATCTAACCGAGGACAAAATAGAATACGATTTAAAAGCTGGACAGGCTTTTATCAAATACAGGAATTTATCAGAGAAATCGAAAACTTTGATAGATTCCTTTTTTATTGGTATTTGCAGCATTGCAGATGCTTATCCGAATTATGTTCGGATTGTGTAACTATTATGACCGAAAAGTCGTTAAACTAAGTTTTTGTTAGCAATGATCTGGAAGAGACGGATCAGGGCGGAAGGAGCAAACATGGAGAAACGCAAGTTATTTTTACAACTGTTCACAGAAGGAGATGACGGTGGGACCGGAGACGGGAATGGCGATGGATCCGGAGCAGAAGGTGGAAATAATGAACCAATGTCGTTTGATGACTTCTTAGCGCAAGAAGGAAATCAGGCAGAATTTGACCGCAGAGTAAACAAAGCAATCAAAACAGCAGTGACCAAATCAGAGGAAAAATGGAAGGCACTGACTGACGATAAGCTGACAGAAGCAGAAAAACTCGCAAAAATGACAAAAGAAGAGAAAGCGGAATATCGTGCAAAAAAGGCAGAAAAAGAACTGGAAGAACTGAAAAGGATGAATGCCAGAACTGAACTTGCAAAGACTGCACGAAAGATGTTGGCGGATGACAACATTAATATTTCAGATGAACTTCTCAGCAATTTGGTAGCAGACGATGCAGATGGGACAAAGACAGCGGTTGATTCATTTGCAAAGATGTATAAGGATGCTGTGCAGGCAGCAGTCAAAGAAGCAATCAAAGGAAAACCACCAAAAGCGGGAACAGGCGGTGGAAACACGATCACAAAAGAACAGATAATGGATATTAAAGACCCGATTGAGCGTCAGAAGATGATCCGAGAAAATATCAATCTGTTCCAGTAAAGAAAGGAGACAAAATGGAAAAACACAAATTAGATTTGCAGTTATTCACAGGACCAGACGGAATGACTGGACAGGGAAACTTAGAAGTAAAGGCAAGGGAAATTGACTTTGTAACATCTTTCGGAAAGAATATTCAGGCATTATTAGATGTACTTGGTATCGCAAGGATGATCAGAAAAGAGAATGGAAGTGCCTTAAAAACAAAAGAAGTAACAGGAGAGCTGAAATCTGGAGATATTGGAGAGGGAGAAGAAATCCCATATTCTCAGTACAAAGTAACAGAGAAGGTATTCGATACGATCAAAATCGAGAAATACCGAAAAGGTGTATCTTTAGAGGCAATTGCTGAAAAAGGATATGATATTGCAGTGAACGACACAGACGAAGAATTTAAATCGGATCTTCAGAATAAAGTTAGCGATAAATTCTACGAACAGTTAAAAGCTGGATCATTAACAGGAGCAGAGACAACATGGCAGATGGCAATCGCAATGTCTATCGGAAGAGTAAAAGACAAATTCAAGAAGATGAAAAGAACTGCAACAGGTGTGGCTGTATGGGTTAATACGCTTGATGTGTACAAATATATTGGTGCAGCAGATATCACACTGCAGACAGCGTTTGGGTTTGAATACATGAAGAACTTTTTAGGTGCTGATGTAGTATTTATCAGTTCCGAGATTCCAGAAGGTGTTGTAATCGCCACTCCTTTAAACAATATCGTAGCTTATTATGTTGATCCAGGAGACAGCGAATTTGTAAAAGCTGGATTATCTTATACAACAGACCCAACGACAGGGTTTATCGGATTCCATGCACAGGGAACCTATGAAAGAGCAATCTCTGACTTATTTGCGATCATGGGCTTACGTCTTTTCTGTGAATATCTTGATGCAATCGCATATACCAGTGTTGGAAGCCGAGATACACAGACTCTTGGAGAGTTACATCTTACAGCAGTAGAAGGTACAAATGCTGGTGATACAGCGATCACAATGGATGAACAGCTCATGTCTATGAAAAATGCATTTAAATATAAAATAAATGCATCTGCGGCAACAACAGTAACTTACGGCATGGATGTAAAGAACTGGTCTAAATGGGATGGAGTATCAGAAATCACAGCAGCAAAAGGCAGTCATGTGACAATTGTTGAGTGTGATCGTAACTATAAAGCAGTAAGATCAGGGGATGTCGTATCCGCTGCAAAAGAATAGTGAGGTGTTGATATGGCTTATGAAGTAGTAAAAGCATTTCATGATCTGCAGGATTATAAAGATGTTAAAGGCGGCAAAGTGTATCATCACTATGATGTTGGAGATACATATCCAAGACAGGGATTAACACCGAATAAAACTAGAATTGAGGAACTTCTTGGGAGCGGAAACGCTCAGGGAGTTCCTTTAATCGCGGAAGTAAAGGAGAAAGCGAATGCTGGAAAAGCTTAAGATAATGCTTTGTTTTGAGGATTCCACACAGGACGAAAAACTGATGCTGATCTTAGATTCTGTAGAATCAAGGCTTCGATTACTTTTAGGTGGTATGGATCCACCAGATGAGATGGAACACATCATTATCGAAGTCGCGATCATTCGTTTTAATCGCATCGGATCTGAAGGACTAGCAAGTCATAACGTTGAAGGAGAAACACAGTCGTATGCGTCTGCAAATGATTTTGCTCCGTTCATGGATGAAATCGAAGCATATTTACAGATGCAAAAGGATGCAAAACGAGGAAAGTTGAGGTTTCTATGAGATACGACACAACGATTTACTTTCAAAAGTTGACACAAGGAGAATATGATCAGGAAACAGGTGATTACAAAGAAGATTCTGTAAGCGAAGATTCAAGACAAGCCTCGATCATGGATACAACAACACAGATGATGCAACTGGTTTATGGGATGATCAAGCAGGGCAGTTTAACGATTCAGTTACAAAATCACTATGATCAGCCATTTGATCAGATCAGAGTTGGAAATACAATCTATAAGGCAGATCATTCAAGGAAGCTTCGAACCAAGCAGACTTTTATTGTGTCGGAGGTGCAATGATGAGTGGAATTAAAGTGAATGGATTAGATCAGCTTAATGCGAAGTTGAGAAAGAATTTAGATTTAAAAGCTGCAAAAACTGTTGTTAGACATAATGGAGCTGAATTACAAAAGAAAGTAAAGAAGAATACTGATAACTTTAAAGGGCATTATGAGTGGGTTAAAGGAGAAGGACTTAAATTCGTAACGCCATCAGGTAATTTAAAAAGAAACGTTACCCTTAGTATTAAAGATTCTGGATTAACAGCAGTGGTTGAGCCAGAAGTTGACTACGCAGAATATGTTGAATACGGAACACGCTTTATGGAAGCACAGCCTTATCTAAAGCCTGCGTTGGATGAACAGAAACGTATTTTTAAAAGCGACTTAGAAAAGATAATGAGGTGATTATGGATCCACAGCAGGAACTATTTACTGTGCTGCTGTTAAAACTAAAAGAAAAATATCAGGATACGGGAATCGGTGTGTATGATACATTCCTACCGCCGGATAAAACCCCGTATCCTTTTGTTTATCTTGCTGACAGCACACAGGATGATCAAGCAAATAAAACAACAGTCTTTGGGGCAGTCAGCCAGGTAATCCATGTCTGGCATAACAACCCAAGACAGAGAGGAACATTATCGAAGATATTATTAGAGATCAAAGATATGTGCTACAAGATCGAAGAAACAAAAAACTTTGGTTGGAATCTTGTAAGAGTAAATCAAAGAATCCTCTCAGACGCAACAACGAAAGAACCCCTGATGCACGGAGTTTTAGAATTAGAATTTACATTTAATTAGGAGGTAGCAATGTTAAATTTACAGCTTTTTGGAAATGAAGCGGTGCAGGGCAAGAAGATTGTTTATCTGTATCGAATTTTATCAGAAGCGGCAACACAGAATGGTACAGCGTTAGCATTTACAACAGAAAATGGCCGTACTAAATCAAAAGATGCAGATTCCACAGCCACAAAGGATGGTTCTGTCAGAACACCAGGTGCTGCAGAAGTGGAGATCACAGCAACATCAATCTTAAAGAAAGATGACGAAATGATTAAAAAACTAGAAAAGGCTTTAGATGATGATGCATTGATTGAAATTTGGGAGGCTAATCTGGCAGAACCAGCATCCGCAGGAAATAACAAATTCAAAGGAAAGTATTTCCAGGGGTATTTAACAGAAATCGAATATACAGCTAATGCAGATGAGTTTGTAGAGGTTTCTTTAACATTTGGTATCAATGGAACAGGTGTGGATGGAGATGTAACTGTGACAACACAGCAGCAGGAACAGGCATATACATTCGTAGATACACCAAAAACAGGAGCTTAGGAGGATATAATACATGTACGAATTACAGATTAACAAATCAACATATGAATTTAACTTTGGAATGGGATTCATGAGAGAG